GAGGAGGCCACCACTTAAGGTTGAGCCGTTAGGGTTAATCGCTTTTGCGACCTCCCAATACGCCCCAGCCAGGTATCGGTCATTGATCGACTGCCAAGAGTGGCGCTCATCAAAAGCTTCCCTCCCCTCGCAACAGTAACACCAGCGCCTTAGTGGGATCTAACAAGTACCCCACTTTGGCGATTGGTGAAATCTGTTAAGAGAAGGGAACCATCCTCTTCCACGATAGCATTAAGCGCTACCATAAGAACGCTCACTGATGTTACTCAATGAAGATTCCTTCTTTCCCTTTGATTTAGACCGTCGACGACGGTCCCCGCGAGACGGTAAAACGTGGTAGTTGTTGATAACGTTTACGAGCTCTAAGAGCCCGATATCCGTAACAGCGAGCTGCCTCATTTTATTGATCCCGCGGATCATTGCTGAAAGATGGTTAAGGATGGTTGCTTTTGATGATGCGATGGTCTTGTTTCGCCTTGTAGATAAGGTGGCAAAAGGATCAAGGAATAACTGAACATCCAAGTGCAACCATTGCACAAGGTCGTCAGATTCCCTAACCCGATGCGCCTTATCGAACTCTAATTGGAGTTCCGCGATATTTCGTCGCAGGACCCCAAAAGGAGGCAAGGTGAACAGTAACGATTGGGCATCCAACCCTTCAGGCACCAAGGGCAAGAATCTAGATAATTCCAACTGGAATCTATTTAGTTCTTGAACTTGGCGCTTGATGGCTGATTCTATGACTCGTGCCTTGCACTCATTCAGAAGTGTACCGAGAACCTCAGTACTTCTTTTGAAAGAGAAACAAGATACAAGTCCTCCGGATAGAGCTAACCCGATTTGATCGGCTTTAACTCGTCTCCGGAGCCTACTATCTTCTCGCGAAGGTAATAGGAAGAATCTCCATGCTTTTTCGGCAAGGCGATCTGATAGACCGCCCCTCCCTAAAAGCATGAAGAACTCAGCCAACAAGCCCCGGGAAACCAAGGAGTGTCCTTGTGGCAACCAGCGTGCCTCGACTTCCCTAAACCAGGTTGCCACTTCATAGTAAGAAATATAAGAGATGAGCTTCGAAGGAAGCTCACTACTCCTTAATTCCTTTCTAACGAAGCGGATAGCCTCGAATAGGGAGCCGAGGGGGGCACCGGTAACCTCCTCACCAAAGTGAATCCATCTCTTAGCGAATTCATACGTGTCGTTTGACACGTGTGTCTTCGTTTCAGAGACTTTCACTCCTAACACTTCGAGAATCGCCATATACTCTTTGGCTACGTATTCGTCTGACAAGACGATGTCGTCTCCAAGTAGTACATAATCCGTCCAATGGATGGATTTACCGGCTCGTTTGGCGCTAAGCCGAACGATCGCATGATGTGAGATTGCAAATGTAGTCCAAGAACTATAAGCTCGCATAGGTTGGCAAGCTCCGTATTTTACGGATCCAGCTCC